GCATCGAACGAGACGAATCGATGATTGCTCGGCTGATCGACCTGGAGCGGTTGTTCTGGGATTACGTGGTCAGTGATACCCCGCCACCGGCTGATGGTACAGAGTCAGCGGAAGCCGCACTACGCTGCCTCTACCCAGAGGGCAACGGTCAGACCCTGGACCTCTGCCAGCACACGGAACTGGCCAGCACCTTCCTGGAGCTCAAGGCTGTTCGCCAGAGCATTGCTCAGCAAGAGACGCGTGAGGCGCAGCTCAAGCAAGTCCTGCAGCAGGCCATGGGTGAAGCCACCCGTGCAGAGTTTGCGGAAGGCTACATCAGCTGGAAGAAATCCAAGGACAGCATTGGTCTGGATGTCGAACAGATGCTCAAGGACAAACCCTATCTGCAGGCCCGCTACCCCAATATCAAAACAGGCAGTCGCCGCTTCCTGATCGGCTGAATCATCCCCCTCACCCACGCCACCCGGACCGTTTATGTCCCGGTGGCTTTTTTATTTCCAGATTAAGGAGAACCACCATGCTCAAAGGTTTAGCCATTACCCCTCCGGTACTCGGGCGTATTTCCATCGGCAAGATCGTCGAGAAAAGCGGCAAACGTCTGCCGGAGAAAGATGATCAGTTCACCATTACTTCGCAGGTCCAGAGCCGCGACGGCGGGCTGCTACATCCACTCAATGAGGAACTGCGCAATGTCCAACACGGCAAATTGCGCGGTATTCCAATCCGTTTGCTGTTCAACGAGCCGGATCTGAATTTTCGGGCGGACTATAGCCTGTTTGACCGCACCACCGGCCGGCCGCTGTATGTCGGTAATGGTGAGACTTGCAAGCGTTTGACCAAGGACGGCATCCAGTCGTTGCCCTGCCCTTCACCGGATGGCTGCTCACTGGCCCAAGGCAATGCCTGCAAGCCTTACGGCCGGCTGAACGTGGTGATCGATGATGATGATCCGCTGAGCAGCTTTGTTTTTCGCACTACAGGTTTTAACAGCATCCGCACCCTGGCGGCACGGCTGCAGTATTTCCAGGCTATCTCAGGCAACCGCCTGGCGTGTCTACCACTGGAGCTGCGCCTACGGGGTAAGTCCACCCGGCAAAGCCATGGCACGCCGATCTTCTACGTGGACATCACGGTGCGCAGTGGCTTGAGCATGGAAGACGCCTTACTGGAAGCCAGGCAGCTTTATGAAGCCCAACAAGTCTCTGGCTTTGAACAGACTGCCTTGGATCGTGCGGCACGACAGGGCTTTAACAACGGCGCCTTTGAAGACAGTGAGGAGGACACCGGCATCATCGTCGAGGAAGAAGCAGCACCCAAACCAACGGCGCCAACCAAAACCTCGCTGGCACAAAAGCTGGAATCTAAATCCCTCCAAAGCGACAGTGACCACTCCGCTCGCGCCCACTAATCAAACTTCCAACATGACCAAGGTCTTCCAATTCAGGAGAGCCCCCATGAAATATCAAAAGCTCAGAGCCGGTGAAGAGACCGGTACTTATGTCATGGAATCACCAGTCACCGAGGCCGACATCCTGCAGATGGCTCAACAACTCGCGATGAGTCGCCTGTCTAAAGGCCGGATACTGATTGAGCCGAAGCAGGTCTTCAGCCACCTGCAAACACTGCTGCAGTACCACGAACTGTGAGTTAGCAGCGGATTTGGCACCGACCAGGACCTTGCAAGAGATTCCGAGCTGACCGTTAGAAGCCGCGGCCGACGGATCTTTCGAGGGTTCAGCGGCACTCAATCGGTGCCAACTACCTGCAAAATGGTTTGTCACCAAAACAGCCAGAAGTCGGGTGAATTTGCGGTCTGTTTGGCACTGCGGTTTGGGCCCAAAAACGTCGAATTTGGAGGTATAGGTCAGGCTCTCGGACGCGATGGTTTGATTCCAAATCGGCCCCTGGGTCTTGTGATCAAAGGGCTCGTCCGGCGACTTGAGACCTTCCACAGACCTGGCGATTGCCCAACCACCCTCCCCGCCTCCCCGCGCTCTGTTCCGTTTCCCTAGCGCACAATCGGAAGTCCGGCCTAAAGGTGCTTCCGTTTGTCTTCAAAGGCACGGCCCGCGTGACGTACAGCCTGTTTCGCGGATGTTGGATGGTGAGCTTTAAGAACGAAGAATCGGAACTGAGCTTCCAGGGTTTAGCGCTGCGGAGCCGGTGAGGAAAAACGCCCTAATCGCCCGGAAACAGGACTTTTGGCAAGGCTATCTGACGTGCGAAAAAGCTGAAAAAGGAAGAGAAATATCAAACAGGATTGGTGCCAAAGGCAGCGCGAAAAAGGGCCAAAAACGGCGTGAACTCACACGAACACGAAGTCTTTGCGCGACTGCTGCTCGATACCAAACACCGGGTTATTGGCTTCGCTTTGAAGTTGATGGATGTAGAGTGTGGGCAAGCCAATCTCAATTGGCAACCAGAATCGGAAAATCGCACAAATGAAAAAGCCCGGTCGTTTCCGAACCGGGCTAAGTCATTGAAAAATATGGTCGGGACGGAGTGATTCGAACACTCGACCCCTAGCACCCCATGCTGGCGGATGTTCCGAAAAGCCTTTAATAGCAACAACTTACGCAGGCGCCCACTGCAAACGACGCCTAACGATGTTGAACATGGATTCACGAATCCCCGCAAATCTCCCTACAGGCTTTCGCCCTGAAAGTCCTTGCCCCCGGCGTCCTGCCGAACGAACACAATCCCATGCACAAAAATACCTCTCGATGGCTGGAACCTACCAACCTGTTGCGCTCAGCGGTTTCTTGCCTCAAGCCAAGCTCACACGTAAAGTGCGCGCCATTGAATGGAGTCAGAGCAAAATCATGAAAAGCATTTTCAAAATTATCGCCATTACCGCATTTGTCGTAACCTCTGCATGCAGCAAGCAGGACGATTTTAAGAGCCTTCCTCGCGGCGAACTGTTCAAGCCGCTCTCTCTGCAAGCTCACACAAACCCAACCTGGGCAGCATCAGGCGATCTATACGAACGAGCGCAAAACCCTGCACGCTGGTCGCCATATGTCTGGGCGTCAAATGCGGCAGCTCTTGATTCGTTGGCAGGGGATAAGGCCAGGCTTGACTCGACAATCCGATCACTATTATCCGAAATGAATGCCAATACCGTGGTCGACCGCGATGGCAGCTACAGTGTTGTCTACAGGTACCCTTACGTTTTTGATAAATATCAAATATCTGCCCCTTGGTATTCGGCATTTGGTAATGCATCTATAGCCATAGGCTTGATGCATATCAGAAATGTCACAGGTGACACATCGAGAGACCTCGTTATTGAAAACTACCTAGATACCATCATTAAAAAATACTCCTTCAAAAATAAAAACGGGAATACCTGGTATGCCGAGTATGTTTCTCCTGACTTGCCTGACGGCCATGTAAGCGTGGTGAATGGCCACTTCTATGTGGTCGCCGCCATGTACGAATGGAAGCTAATAAGCAAAAGTAATCGTTATGACAAATACATATCCATGGGTTTGGATACCATACAAGAAGAACTGCCAAACTTTATAGAGGATGGTTATTTTTCTTACGCTGAAGGATTCAAACAGATAAGGGACTATGGGCAGCAGCGCGCAGTAAACTTTGCAAAAGCATCGTGCGCGCTGCGTGATGAAATATGCCCAATCGCTAACAAGTACGAAGAGCTTCTCCGTACCTGGACGAAATAGCCGTTATGTCTCAAACAAGGATACGGTTCGTATAGTTAGCGAGTCGGCGGCCGACACCAGAGTGCAAACCACTGTCACTACTGGTGCCGCCCCTCCATTCATAGCGATACCTCTGGCCCCTGATGCGACCTGCAACGCCTGTCCATTTACCATGCATGTGGCGTTGTAAGTTTGCTGAGTGGTAGCCAGCGCCGTCAATGTCCCATCTATAACGTAAGATCCAGTGGCGGCAGCCGGGATAGTGAAGCCAAGCACAGGCGATCCATCAATATTTACTGTGATGTTTTTATTACCAGCCGTACCTGACAACTCCCCATTTAAAACAAACCTCATACTTTTTGTGGAGTTCCAAAAATTATTTGCAGTAAGTGCGTCAGTATAGGTTTTTAGCGTTGTCGCAGCCGTAGTGCCGGTATGCGTTACAAGAGACGAGTCTAATGGGCGTCGAGTTGGAGACACGTTATTTTGATAATGAGCGACCTCAATGCTCCCCGTGTAAAGTAGCTCAGCAGTGGAATTAGCGTCCAGGACCGAGTTATTGTTATACCAGTCAGATGAACCGTATCCTTGGACGGCACACGTTACACATCCAGTTATTCTGCTTGAGGCGCTGTGAACTCTACTACGCGCAGTGAGCCTGTACCCGATAGGATTGCCAGCCACTAGTGCAAAGTCAACGTGACCAGATGATTGCTCTTGAGCCTGAACGCCAGCCTGGGTGTTATTTTCAATTAGTGTTCCTTTCGCAAGCGTCGGATCTGATGCAGTGACCGTGAAAGTGCAGCCGGCGATAAAAGAGAATCCCTGCTGGCTATTTGCAACCCTTCCGTCGATCCAGTTGACCCGCCCCTGCTGCATTTTGACGGCCGCCCCCCCAGGCACACCGGAAACATGTGTTCTTAGGGAATAAAGAATCGATAAATCCTGACCTACAATTCCGTAGGTTGTGAAGTTTCTGAAAAGAAGGTCAATCAGATAAACCGTGCTCTGTCGGTTCAGTTGGATCCCGAAAGCTCCAGTCCCGCCACCGTCCACAATTGCCATCGGGGGTGCTGGATGTACGGAAACGGGTCCTTTGAAATAGATAGGATTCCTACCTCGGAGGCCAGGCGGAACAGTGAAGTTGCTTTCGTTATACTGCCCTGCTGCAAGATTCACTACCCAGGTGCCCTCTAAGAATGGGCCGAACCCGGAGAGTGCTGTGCCGGAGCCGGCAAGTGTCAGGCGTGGGTATGAAGGAGAAAGCCCATCGTTGCTGTCGCTGCCCGCCACAGCAAGGTAAAGGTTGTTCGTTTGGGAGGCCAAAGGCGAGATGTAAAAGACGCTCCCTTCCCTGGAAATAGCACCAGGACCAAAATGCTTGACCTGATGGAAGCCATCAATATTGCCGGATAACACCCCCCGGCCATCGGGCCAATAAAGCCTTTTGATGGCAGCGATCGCCGCAGTAACCGCTGCCTGGATCGCAGCCGTATCATCTGTAACGCCGTCGAGCTTTGCCCCAAAATCCTTGACCGAATACTGGTCGCGCATCTTGTCCTGAAACGTCCTTGCAATTGCGCCCAAGCCAAACTGCAGGAACCAACCAGTCCCACCAATCACGCCGGCCAATGCCTGCTCGATCATGGAACGCATAGTGCGCACATTTACAGCGTCCTGATCAAGAACGGGATCAGCCAAGTCGCGAATCCCGTTACCCTTTGCCCGATACCACCCAGCCCCATCCACATCGAAAAACCCAAGGGTTAGCGATCTGGTGGAAACCCTGTAAAGCTGTTTTAGCGCCTGCCAGATGCGGTCGAAGTCTCGGTTGACCGTGGACGATAGGAAGTCACCGTTCTCCTGGTAGTCGTTAAGGCGCTCAAATGGGACATTCAAGTTCAGCAGGATGCTCGACAGGTTTGGCGGGGCCGTCGTGAAAGTGATGGTGCTTGTCGGGTTGCCGACGCCGGCGATGGTGAAGCCGGAAACGATCTCCACACCATCAAGGAACACATCCAGGTCCGAGGCTGCCAGCAGCAAGAAAGGGATGGTGAATATCGTGGTCACGCCGTTGCCGGTGTACCGTTTCTCGGTTGGTCCTGCTGGAACTGCCATGGTTCGCCCCCCTGGGATGGTGGCGGGCTTAGTAGTCCACTTGAACCTCATGAACGCCCGCATCTGGGCGCCAATTGTCACGACGGGTCTCTGTCGGTTTCCCGACTATTCGGCCAATGCGGACCGGGGTCTGGGCGATGGCGCCGGCACCGGAATCGATGTAGTCATCCTCCTGGTTGGTGAGTGCTGGGTTGAAGTCACGCATATGGTCCCAGATGATTTTCAGTACCTCGATATGAGCCCACAGAAAGCGCGCCGATAGCGGCGATTCAAAGGCGTCGAGGATCCGCTTTTGCTTGTTGGTGCTGGAATGCTCTTCCCCCACCCCACAGCCGGTGCCCTTCAGTGCTTGCTTGAGGATCGATGGCGCGAACCCGCCCGGGCCGTTGGTCTCGATGATCACCCGGGGGATCTGGTGCTTGATCACCAGTTCACGGATCTGGTGCACCTGGCCACCGATGATTTTGTCTTTGCTGTCGAACTCGGCAATTTCCCCGGTTAGGCCCGCGGCCAGGTGCCAATAGAGCTGCCCGCGCGCGTCCGTGAGGATCAGCGAAAAGGCCGAGGCGTCAGACTTGATCTTGCCCAGCGAGCAGTCCCAATAGGCGATGGCGCCCACGATCTGTGTGGCGCCCAGGTACATCGCTGCCGCGTTGTTGGCGTAGCGCATGACCGGCTGGACGTCATACGGGATGATTCGCGCGGGGTCCAATCGAACTTCCGTGACGGGTTTCGAGTGGAGCTGATACTGCGAATCCCATTCGTTGATGGTGCGGGTTTCACGGCGGCGCGTTTCCAGCGTCGCCATGTCGAAGCGTTCAGGCCAGGCACTGCCGGCGTAGCAGTCAACCAGGGTGCCGGGCGGTGTAAAGAACGCGATGCCGGTTTTTGTGGCCTGGTAGTCCTTGCCCAGCACCAGTACACGGGCATGCTTGCCGATCCCGGAGAACACCACGTCGGGCACAAACGGGACGTCATAGGCGTTCTGCTTGGCGTCCTCTATCCGGTGTTCATGGGCGAACATGCGGATGGTGAGGCAGTCAGCTCCCATGCTTTCGAGTTCGTCGTACAGGCTGTCGTGGGTATGCGGCGTGCCGATATAGAGCTTGCTGCCACCGGGCACCAGGATGTGTGTCTGCTCGCCCAGGCGGTAGCGCAGCTTCTCCCGCGCCTCGGGGGTCTGGATGTTGCGCGGCACCTCCACGTCATCGTTCTGGCACTCGTCCGCACGGGCTGACGTAACGTTCGACAGAATGCCCTTGGCGAACATGCTGGCGTTACGGAAGTCGGAAGCACCTTCAACCCACCACTGTTCCACTGTGCCCTGGTTGGGCGGCAGCAGATGGCGAGTCAGCGGGTGATTACGGATAACGTTTTGCGTGTCGCGGCTGGTCTTGTAGGCCGTGGGGTCCGATTCCGACTGGTGCAGGATTCGATAGGTTGGGTCTTTGTAATACAGCCAGGCGTTATAGATCGCCAACAGCGTCGACTTGCCGAAGCCCCGGAAACAACGCAAAACGGCCAGAGACCCTTTAGCCTCCAGCCATATAAGCGCTTGCACATGGATAAACGGCACATCCCAACGCATGCGCCGCGCCCACAGCATGAAGAAAACCAGCAGGCTGACTTTCTTCTCAGGGTCAGTGGACATTCCCGGCCCGCTGCATCCGGTCGATGATGGCCTGAGCCTCTCGTTCGGCGGCAGCCAATTCACCGTCCAGTTCATCAACAGCATGACCAGCGTCCGGGGCTGGCTTCTGTCGGTTCATGATGCCGGCGATGTTTACGACCTTGAGCAGCAGGGTCATGGTTGCGGCGGCGTTCTTCTTGCACCAATAGCGATCGCCCCGTTCCTGCTGGGTAAGGTCGGTCGGAGTCTTCTCGGCACCGGGCCAGTTCTGCGGGTCGACTTCGGTGATAACAACTTCGCCCAGGCGCTCGCTGAGCGCTTGCAATCTGGTGATCTGATCGTCGCGCATTATTTCGCTCCTACAGCTGCGCCAAGGTTCGGCGCGCGATCTGGTGTCGAATCGCCCGGCTCCCACCAGTACGACTGCTTGAACTCCTTGTGGGCCCGCTGTTTCATGCGTCGCAGGTATCCGGGCGAGAAGTAGTCTTGCAGTTGGTTGAAGATCAGGTGATCAGTTGCAGCCTTGGTGTACCAGAGGTTTGCACCGGGCAAATGGCTCTTGGCCAGGCGCACCAGCTTGCCGCCGGTTTGGTTGACCTCACCGTCGGCGGCGTTGTCCTTCAGCTTGAACACCGCTTCAAGGTCGCCGGCAATCGGCCCGCCCAGTGCTGCAAGCGGAGAGCTACCGCCCTGCGAGGTGTCGGAGAACAAGAAGTCACCGTAAAGGCCCATGGCACCACCCTTGAGAAACGAGGCCAGACCGAAACGCAGCCCCGGAATGCCCCACTTCTTATCATCGGTGATGTCCTTCGGATCTCGGCCGGCGGCAATCTCGCCCAATTGAATGGCCATGCCACCCAGCACGGTGGTGGACGCAACCAAAGCGGCCAAGTATCCAGCCTTGCCCCAGCCTTCCTGGGCCATGCCGCGCGCGCCGTGGCGCATCATCATGCCGATCGAGAAGCTCTTGAACTGCCAGAACGAGCGCGTCAACTCGCCCTTCCATGTGCCCCGCTCAATGCCGCCGTGCATCATGGCCTTCTCACGGGATCCCGGCTCAATGATCGCCATGTTGGTTTCATCCAGCACAGTCCCCAGCAGCTTGGTGGCGGCCTGATCCTTGAGGCGCTGCGGGGTTGTCTTGAGTTGTTGCGCCATCGCCACCAGGTCGGCGTCAGGAATACGATAGATGCTGTTCGCGGTCAGCACGGTGTCGCCCACGCCACGCCAGTCTTCGGGCTGTGCCAAGCGCCAGACAGACCAATCCGTGTCGGTGACGCCTTGGCCCGCCAGGCGCTTGGCATCCGCTGGGTCCATGGCCGCAAGGGAATCATGCCGGCGGGTCATATCGCCGATGGTATCCAGCATGGTTGCGCCGAATGCTCGCTGGCTGCCAGCGGTCAAGGCATTGAGCCCGGATGCCTGCATGACCTTGCTGGCAGCGGTCTGGGAAAACTTGGCGATGCGCCCCGCCACCTGCTCATTGGTGCCCAGTCCATCGGCACCGAAGCGGTTCAGGCTGCCGATCAGTTGGTTCAGGCCCAAGCCTGCGCGCTGTGCAATACGACGGTCGGCGGCGCTGGCTGGGTTGAGCATACGCAGCTCATTGGCGAATACCTTCATCACCGGCATACCGTTCATGGAGGCGGTAAGACCCAATGTTCCCTGGTCGGTGACCGACGTCAGGACAGCGGAACCCAGACGGCTGGCGACATTTAGCGCGCGGTACGTATCGAAGCCATTCGCCAGGGCAGCAGATACCGGCGGTTCGCGGGTGCCCGCCACTTCCTCAAACAGATGCTCAATCTTGCGGCGCTGTTTAGCGGTTTTCACTGCGTCCGTTGGCCTGGCCGTGTCGGTCGCTTTCTGCCCGGCGTCCAGGAAGTAGCGCATTTGGTTGCTGGGATTTGGGCCTAGGGATTCAACCAGGGCAATATCCCGCGCCGCCCGGTCAATGTGGCCGATCAACAGTTCCAACAGGTTGCGGTTGCCGTACGCCTTCTGGGCTGCGATGAAACTTTCCGCGTCCTTGTAGTGGATCTGGCGTGACTCGCTGCCACGGTTGGCGCGCATGCCGTTTCCGGCTGCCTGGCCAGGCTCCAGCTTGTTCGTGCCGCCGGTGGCCAGGGTGACCCAGGCGTGATTGAGAAAGTCGGTCAACTCCGCGTCATTCATCGGCGTGCCGTCTTCCTTGAGGTACTTGCCACGGTTCGCCCACTGCACATGATCGGCGACCCACTTGGTCTGGTCCTTGGCCACCTTCACCTGGGAGTGATCGCGCGGCATGGACCAATCATCCAAGAAACCGACGTCGCCGCCGGCGCGGTTGAATCGCTGGCGCAACTGTTCGGCGGTGTCCTTGAACTGCTTAGCGGCGGTCTTGGCCACCGCGCTGCCGGAGTCCTCGCCATGCAGCTCGCGCACCAGTGCCAGGCTTCCGGCTTCATCTTGGAATAAGCCCATGAACTTGCCCTTGGTCTGGTCGATCACGTCCAGCATGCGGCTGATGGAATCATCGCGGATCGCCCGTGTAGATGACTCGATCGACAGAATCCCACTCTTGCCGTCACTGGAGAACGCCAACAACCGGTCAAGCCCTTCAAGGGGGTGATCGGGAAAGCGCTTCATGTAGCTGTCAATGCGGTCGTGGGCCATGATGGTCAGCGCCACGCGCTTTTTCTTGAGGTCGGCTTCGGCCACCAGATCCTTGGCGGACTTGGTGGCGGCTTCATTCAGTCGATCGGCAGCAGTCTTGGATTGCCAGGTGGTATCGGTCTGCGCCAGTTGCTTCATGTTGCGGCGCACGCGGTTCTCGATGCCCTGGATTTCCTGCTGGTTGAGGGGGCGGCCTATCGCCTGGGTGACGGCCTTGATGCATTCGGGGCGCATGGGCTTGCTCCTGATTGGATGGGAGCAAGCCTATGGTTCGGGGATAGACGGTTTCCCGACTATTTAGAGACCGCGTTGCAGGAAGCAGGCAGCGGCGGCGGCAAAGCCCTTGGCATCCTGCTGGGCGCGGGCGATATCAGCGTCAGCGCTAGCCAGCAGTTCGCGGGCCGATACGGTGATAGGGTTTCCGTCGGCATCCATCGCGCCGGTAGCAATACGCATGTCATCGACGCTGGCCAGGATTTCGTCAGCGACCTGCACCACTGGGTCAGCAGCACCAGACTCGCCGGCCGGCTTGGCGGCATCGGATGCGGGGGCCGGCTTATCTTGCGCAACAGGTTTCACACCAGGTGGTGATTCCCCCTTGGGCGCGGCTGCATCAGCCTTGTGCATTGCTTTCGGTTCTGGAATATCGAGCGCCTTGGGCTGCAGCGTCGGGTCGGCGCGCTCAATGTCGTCGAGGATGCGGGTGATTTCCTGGCGGGCGATCTGCGCCATGGTCAACTTGGTATTGGCCTCGGCCACGTTGGCGGCCAGCGGGTTTTTGTCGAATCCCTTCACGATAGCGTCGGCGCGCTGGGCAACCCGGTCTTGGAAGCGCTGCGGAACTTCACCGCGGTCCATGGTGTTCAGGTCCGCACGGGCCTGCTCGGCACTGCGGTTGCCGCCCAGGGCTTCATTCAGCGACGTTTGACGGTCGGTCAGGTCCAGGCGTTCGGCGTCGATGGCCTTGCGCGCCGACTGCTCGGCCTGCTTGCGTCCTTGGCCCTGCTGCTGAAATTCCTTTGCTCGAGCGCGGAAGGTATCGTCCAGCCCTTCTAGGCTGCGGGCTACAGCGGACAGCTCGGCCTTAACGTCCTTCACGTTCGGCAAGATGCCGGCGGCTTCCTGCTCCAGCTCGACGCGCAGCTTTGGCTCCAGGTCCTGGCGGGCCGTGGCCATGGCAATATCACGCGATGGGGCAACTACCGAGGAATCCTCGGCAGTTCGCAGGAACTGGGCCGAGTGAATGCTATCGGGCAGCACGACAGGCTCGCCGCGCTGCAACTGGTTGATAACGGTGCGGATGGCATCCTGGTGGGCCATGGCCGATCTTGGATTAATCGGTGCGCCTGGCGCGGTATCGACGTCGGCATGCTGGTTGGTGCGCTCTGTCAATGCGGCGTCGACCTGGGAGGAAGTTGGGCGCCGGAAGTTGGCACGGCCAATACCGAAGAACGCCAGCCCCATGATTGCGTCAGTTGCCAGGGCGGTGCCGTCCATGGCTTTGTACTGGGCCGCCTGGCTGTGATAGCCGTTACTCTCCAGCAGCGCAGATGTGGCGCCTCGCCCGGCCATGCCCAGCCCTACGTTGGCACCCACAGCGATTGAGACATCGCCCAGCAATGGTTTGACGAACTTTGCCGCCGGCAACACGGCGCCGACACCTATGGTTGCAGCATCAATCAGGCCTTTTTGGGTGGCGGTTGATTCGTCCAGTCCTTCAGCCATGCCCACTTGTTTGCTGGAGAACCCAGCGGGGGCGCCGGCAGCAACAGCAGCACCCGCCGGGCCGGCTGCTATTGCGCCCAGGACGGTACGCGGGAGAACGGCAGACGCTTCGCCCAGGATCTGCCCGACAAGGCCAACCTCAGATGGGTCTGGGCGCAAATCCATTACCGACTTTGCCGTGCGCTCGCCGATGTCGCGGGCCTGGGTTTCCCGGAACTGCTGCTGGTCCGCCAACTGACCATCATCAGGCGTATAGGACGAACTGATAGCCAGGTCCGATTCAATGGCCAGGCTGCCCAATTGCAGAGCTGTGGATTGGATCGTGCGCCCGCCCTCGATGGCGCCGCGCAGCAGGTTTGGCCCAATGGTGCTCAGCGCACCGGTGAACACGCCAGGCGCCAGCTTGTCAGCAGTTCGACCGAGGAGGTCATCCTGACTACGCGCCTCGCTGTCTTCGATCATTCCATCAAGCCAGCTCATTTAACGATCACCATGATGGGTTTCTGGGTGTCCGGGTCAATCTGCACCCGGCCGGCGTTCAACAAGTAATAGGAGCCTTCCTTGCCCGGAACCGGCATCAATGGCATGTCCTCAAGCTGGCTGACCGGGATCTTGCTGGCCTTGGCCATGCCCTCGATTTGCATGTCTACGGACTTGTTGAAAGTGTCGTCATCCATCCCGTAAGGCTTGATCACCTTCGCGCCGGCACGCTCGGCAACACCGCCAGTTGCCATGTCAAATGCGGCCGTGGCGGTCTTTTTGTCCAAGTCGTCACCCTCGTCGTACTTCAACCCCTTCGCTGCAGCGGTGCCGGCGTACAACGACTTGAACGCCAGGTATGCCTGCTCACGCTGCGGGGTTCCGGGTATGAGCGCCGCACCGGCATGCTCGTCGAAGGCATCCCGGAAAAACTTGTCTTTAGGCATTGGCGCCGACTTGTCAGCCAGTACCTTGGCCCCAGCCAGCAGCGTGCGCGGAACATCAGTTCCGTCAGCGCCCTTGAGCCCACGGAACTGCGCCATACCCGCCAGGGTGGCAACGGGGTCATCGGCTACCAGAGGCTTGATGGCAGCAGCAAAGTCGGCGCCGGACGGCGATGACCCGGCGATGGCGCCGAACAATTGCAGCTTGGTACTGTCGTCAGCCTGCTTGATCAGGGCAGTCAGCATCGTCGCCTCTTCCGGCTTCCACGGGTTGCGGTTGACCTCGGGGCCGTAGGCCTTGCGCACGGAGTTCACCACGTCGAAGCGGTCGGCGATCTGCTCGCCCAGCTTCTGCTGGCCTTCTTGCGTGGTGATGCCGGAAACGTCCAGCGGCGCCACATCGGCGCCGGTTCGCATTGCGTTGAAGCTCAACGGGTTTTCACGCATCAGCTTGATGTTGTTGTCCACGGCAGACTGCAAACGGTTCAGGTTGGCTTGCTGGGTGACGCTCCCGCCATTCGCCTGCATTTGCTGGCGCTTCTGGTCAATGAACTGTTGGGCAACTGCCGGCGGCTGGCGCAGCAGGCCCTGCACCTGGGTCATTTCCTGCATGCGGGTGTTGAACTCGCCAGCCACTGAAGTGCCGGCGGTCAACGACTTCCACCGCTGCTGGTCTGCTGGCGTTGGTGGCACACCACTTGCAGCCTGCCGATCCATCTGGCTCAAGGCGCGCTCTGCCTTCATTTCACGCATTTCGGCCTGTCGCTGCTGGTGCTCCTTAACCTGGAAGATGCGACCGCTCACGGTGTTGAGAAGTTGATTGCGCTTCTCTGGGTCCAACTTCTTGGCGTAGAAGCCGTCCTCGGCGGTCAGATCGTGTTCAACCTGCTGCAGGCTGCCCAGGTTTTCACGCGATGCGATCACGCGCTGGGTGGCGTGCGTGGTCCAGTTGCCGTCCTTGAATTCCTGTTTCTTACTTTTCCAGGCCTCTCCGAATGCCAGGTGCCCGGCGGTGTCGATGTCCTCGGCATCCATGCGGGCATTGATCTGATCGACGTTTGCCCCTGGCATGGCGGCATCTTTGCCAAGCATATCCATGCGCGAGGTCAAATCGCTTTGCGCCGAGAGGATGCGTCCTTTGGCAACAGAGGCATTTACAGAATCAAGGCCGCCGATCTGCATGCGCTTGAGGGAATTGCCGACCTCCCCCTGCTGGGCCTGATCAAGGCCAGGCAATTGCAGTGGGTCGAGCTTGGACACAGCCGCGTTATAGGCTTCTGGAGCCTTGTCATAGGGCAGCTTGCCCACACGAATCTGCTCGTCTAAGTCCGTGACGATGGTCTTGATCTGCGATTCACGATCGATCAGTGCGTTGCTGGCCTTTACGCGGGCCAGCGCCTGATCCTCTTTGTTGATGTTGTCCAGTACGCCCAGCGCAGCGTTCTGCACGGTTCCAGCCACCTGCTGCGCTGCCTGGGCCTGACCGCGAGGGTCCGTGGTGATGACGCGATTCTGCTGCGCATCCGGCGCGACCTGGACCTGCGCGAAGTTACCCAACGGGATCTGTGCCATCAGTTGGACCCTCCGGCGCTGGGAACCGTACCGTTCTTGCCTGCCGCCGAAGCCTTCCAGGCCATACCCGCCTGGGCGCCAGCAGACAGAACAGTCCCTATGGATTGAGAGTTGGCATTACTGCGCGCCTGGTTGCCGGCAAGCGTGTAATTGCTGGCGTCGGCATAGCCGCGCGCCTTCTGATTTTGTCCATTAAAGATGGTCAGCGCTGCGTCTTCCTCGGCATTGCCGATGATCTGCTCATTGATGTTGATTGCGGTACCGGCGCCGGTCTCAACCCCGGATGCAGCTAATGCAGCATTCGCCTCACTGGCTTGGTTGCGTGCCAGGCGCCGGATACGATCGGCCTGTACCACTGCTGCGCTGGCGGCATTATCGGCATCATTCTGGGCCTGCTCCGATTGAGCATTCGCGTTGAGCTGGGCCTGCTTGCCCGACTGCTGAGTTGAATACACCGAATACACGGTAGCTGCCGCCATTGCTGCGTATGCTGCCGCCCCCACTGCTCCTACGGCCATGTCAGATCTCCATCATCAAAAGTGGGCCGATGCTGCGCAGACCCTGGGATTCATAAAGCCGGGTGGTGCCTTCAACGCTTACGCCGGTACCGATGCCCATATAGATTTGCTTCGCGCCCTTGATCTTTGCCCATTCCTTGAACGCCTGGATCAACCGGATAGCGATCACGCCATTGCGTTTGGATGGCTCGACAAATACCGAGTAGTCGTAGGCAATCAGGTCATTGCTGAACCACTGATCAGTCACCGCGCCAGCCATGCCGCCAATCACCTCGCCACGTACCTCGGCAACGAACACAACGCCCTGGCCATTAATCAACTCATGCAGGAACGCTGCGGACTTGTCCGGGCAAAAGCTCATAGTTGAATAGCTGGTGGTGGCGTGCAGAAGTGTGCCCAGCTCGATCAGCCGGGGAACGTCGGAATGTTTGGCAGGCCTGATCATGGGGGCACCTCAATCGTTGATCGTTATTTTCTTGATGACATTGAGCAGGTGGAACGGCAACGGCTGGTCTTGCAGGATCTCAAGTGACGCCTCGCCACGATCCCACCCAAGGTTCTCTATGCGTTTTACCCCAATGAAATTATCCGGCGCCTGGTCAAGAATGCCTTCGCCGAGATTGCGGAAGCTGATTGTCTGCGTGATGCCTTTGCCTTTGACCTTGCAGCCAACAGTGTCAAGGAATCGGAGCGTTACCTCTCCAATGCGCATGCTGTTTCCTTGAGAGCTGCCGGTGGCGCCAGCAGCTTCAGGCGTCAACGTCTTGATCCGGGTCATGTAGTTAAGGCCAATTGAAGTGGCGAATGCTGTGCGAGGGATGGTTACTTGCCCGCCGGTAACGAGCTGCTGCTGCATCACAACGCCGTCAGCGACGATGTCGACCATCTTCCCTTCCAGATGCCCAAGGCCTCCCCATACCGTGGTGCCGCCGACGCTGGTGGCATTTACGCCTGAGTCCACACGCACACCATTGGTGAATCGTTCGATGTAACGCACGTTGGTGCCGCCGATGTTGCGGCGCACCACAGTCCACACCTGGTCACCGGTTATGGTAGGGATGGCAGCAACAGACTCGTAGGCACCGTCAGTTGTCTGCCGCGCCCAACCAATCACGTCTTGATCACGGTCTACGGTCATGGTCGCCATGACGCCATCAGCACGAACCATGCACAAAATGGATTCCGGCTCCTGCTGATAAGCCATGTCGATCACGCCGGACTTGGTTGCATGCTCGGACAGTACCGACATATCCGGGGAACCAAACGTATCTGAGTCGTACTTGTAGGCCATGGCGCGCAACTTGCGACCTGAACGCTGGACAAAGTACAGCTCGTTACCGATCCGCACCGGGCGCACGCGGTTGCAGCCGTACACCGATGGGTTCTTGGCGCGGATGCTGGTCGGGGTGATTGCCTTTTCGACACCGCCACTGACGGTGAACTCACCGCCGTAGGTAAGCGGAATCAGGGCATTGATCTGCCCGATGTGCAGAATTGGGTTGATCTGGTCAGAGGACAGGTTGTATGAGATCGCATCGTCATCCTTGGTGCCCAGTTCGAAGTTCAAATACTCACCGGTGCGCGACTCCCAAATGGTCTGTGGGAAATTCGTCGATCCACCAAGTGCCAGGCGCTGCTCGTACAGCGTGCCGGCGCCAGGGTATCCGTCGATGTCATTCCATACAGAGGCCTCAAGTGACCAGGCATTGGCCGGGGAGGCAACAGCGGATGTCGGCGCCGATCGTATGATTCCAGAAGCGGCCGTAGGGCTCGTGTAGGTGACGATTTCAAGAAGCCCGCTGTTGATCTTGACGAACTTGCCAACGTCAGCAGCGCGCCAGCCAGCGGCACCCAGCGTCATGCTGACGGATGCGCCGACGGGCGTTGCAGCGCTCAGGGTGTTGGTGGTCTGTGGCGAGCCCTTGAGAGACCACGTAGGGCGGGTGGTGGCGCTGAATGCATTGGTCACCTCAACAGTGGCAATGGTTGCGCTGGTCACGCCGGTGACTTTGGCCACACCGCCGCCAGACCAAATCTCACGACCGACGTCGGAAGCCAGGAATGCAGATTCAGCCGCTGTCACTGTACGACCAGTGCCCACCGCTGGGTTGTCGATGGTAAACGTGGTGAGGAAGTCGATACCCTTTTCATCGAATGGCTTGGTTACGAACGGCGCCGGGGCCAGACTCCATTCGGTGTTGGTGATACGGCGCAGGCGGTACACCGGCACCGTATTGCAGAAGATGAACATGGTGTCGGCGCCCTGCACATAATCCAGGCGATCGAGGATCGTGTGCGCGTACGGGCTGACCAGCTCAATCCCGCTGTAGGTACCGTCGGAAAAGTGGATGCGCACGTACAGGTCGCCCAGTTCAACCATGTACGCCTGGGATGCGTTGAACACGTACGGGATCAATCTGCAGTTCTTGTCAGGGTACTTGGCAGGCGAGCACATTAGCGTGCCGTCACGGCGTACACAGCCGCCATGGATGACCGGCCATGCGTTCTCAATGATCTCTGCGCCGTTCTGGTACCGGGCGATGTCAACCCGGCCAAGCATACGCGGGGAAACCTCGCCAGCGGTGAAATTGGTCTGATTGAGCGTTACGCGAGGCATTACCAGTAGCCCCCAAAGCGAGCGGCGTACAGGCGTTCATCGCCCAGGGTCTGCGGCGGATCCTCCTGACCATCCACAGCACGGGCCCGGCGCAAGGATGTTTCAAGCTTCTGCTCCATGGTCTGCTGCATTGCAGCCGACTGGGTGATGGGATATGCCATTGCGGCGGCCATGGCCAGCGTCACCAGCTTCACCAAATGCGCATCCCAGGTGTTTTCCACCTCGTTGCGGAAGATGTAGCGCAGCTCAAGCACCGTGGTGTTGGCCTGGATGGTGCGGCCCTCAACCAGATAATCGATTTGCTGCCCATTGGCTCCGACTTCCAGGACTCGCGAGAAGTCTGCCGGAAGCTCAAACGAGTGGTCGTAACCAAACAATGGCGCAACAGCGTCTGGGGCCAACACAGCCCGCTTGACGCAGCAGTTCCATGGGTGTGCACGCAGCATGTCGTCACGAACGGTCGGGTAAAGGTTGGCGCACAGCTTCGCCCGGTCCAGGTTTTCCTCGTCGGAAAAATCATTGATGGTCTGAGAACCAAGCATCAACAGCGCGTTGGAACAGATCGAAACGCCGGTCGCCATGCTCATGTAAAACCTCCAGATAAAAAGACCGGGGCACAGGGCCCCGGTAAATGTTTTGCCTTCCTTGGCGGCCCGTGAATCAGTTCTGGCCGGCGTAGACCGCGACCAGGGTAATGACCTGTCCAGCCAGTAAGGTTGCACCAGCTACGACGGAGCGCAGCTCACTGGTGTCGGTTGCATCGCCAGGCTTGACGATCGTCACTTCGGCCAACGCACCATTGGTGAACTGCGCTTCAGCTGGCAGCTTGGCAGCGGATGCAACAGACGAAGCGGCCATGTAGCGCGCAGGCGTCACGGGATCACCCAAGTTGAGGGTCGAGGATGCAGTGCCAGCCGCGCAGTAGATGGCGGTACCAGGCATCAGGCGCGCACCGAATGGCAGATAGCCCCACGAAATAATGTCGCCGATGGCCTGCCCCCCCACTGGAACGGTGTAGGTGCTGATGAATACCTGGAGGTCACCACCTTGAAGGTTGGGTTTGACCAGGGTTTGCGGGTAAGCCACTCGGGCTGCCGCGAGACTTGCGAGAACGGTTGCCATGATTAAAGCTCCTGAATCAATGAGTTGGGTTGCGAAGCGCCTGGCTTATGGCTCAAGGCAAGCAATCTCCACGACTTTCTCTTCTTCGACCCGGACGGCGCCGATAGACATCTTGGCGTAGATGCGAACGTTGAAGCCCTTACCTGGATCTTCACCAACCTTGGTCATGATGTCCGCGCCTTTGCCCAGGGTTACGCCGGACTTGGCGTAGGCGTACAAGAAGCGAGTGGTTGACACCTTCGGGCAACGCTCGGTAGGGATCCAGTTGAAGCCCATCCACTTGCCGCGCACGCTGCCAGACATGAGGAACTGGCCGGCCATCCAGTCCTGACTGGTCAACGTGGTATCGGCCAGGATTGCAGCCGCTGCGCCAGCGCTGTAGAGCATGTACAGCTCTTCGCCCGCTTCCTCGTCCGCCTCGTTGGTGCGGAACAGGGTTTTAGCCTGGATGATCTTGGCCTTGGTCAAGCCGGTACCGCCCACGGCGATCTTCTGCGTGGTTGGCAGGATGATGCTGCCGGTGGTGGCCCGGGAGTTACCGCCCAACGAACTGATGATTACGTCGTCTTTGGCACGGTTCAGCGATGCAACCATGGCTTTGACGTAGTCCGACGTTGGGTCAACCAACATGCGGATCTTGTCTTGGTCGTCGACCATGTCGCCGTCTTCCCAGTCGTACAGGTCGACAAAGCGGGTCGAGTGCGGTTGATCGTTGATCGGGGTGTCGCCATGGCGCTGGGTGCGACGGGTGGCGGTGCGCTGACCCAAGCGGTTGATGGACTTGGACATACCGACGATATTCGGCTCTTGAGCGACGGTGGTCTCAAGACGCGACGTGGACTGTTGGGCTACGTGGCGGAAGTTGTCAGCGAACTGCTGGACGAACGCCTCGGTAATTTGCTGGGACATAAGATGCACTCCAATGCAGATAAGGGATTGCCTGCCGGTTGTCCGCATCGCGGGCCGGGATTACCTGGCGTGCATCGGCTTTGCTGCGCCTCGGGGCTTTCCGGTTGTCTGCATGCCATCGCAGGCCGGCCCATTGCTGGGATGCCTGCGATGTTTGTGCATGG